TGCGGCCGCAAGTATTTTACTGCCGTTTTCTAATTCTAAAGAACCTTTGTTCCAGTTTAGTACACCTTGTTGTAACCATTTAGGTAAGTTTTCATATGCAAGTTGTAATCTACCTAATAAATCTCTAGCAGTAGATGATTTGTTTGCAAGAATAGCAACGTTTATATTATCATTGAATATAACTTGGTGTAATAGATATGCAATAATTGTAGTTGACTTACCTGACTGCCTAGGTAATTTACAAATAGAAAAACGATTATCATGGAATGTATTAACCATCTTCTCCTGAAAAGGGTACATATTAAAAGGTACTAGACCTGTATCAATATTTACAATTTTAGTATAAGTTTTTATAAAGTGTATAGGATCTTCCATACACTTTGCAATTTCTCTAACTTGTTCTTCGGTATAACTTTGTTGAAGATTTGCTTTATATAGATTTGGGTTACCTAGATATGCTTCTGTCATTAGTCTAATTTCTTGTTGTTTCTCCAGTAAATAATTTCTTCTAAATCTGGTTTAGTATCAGGAGATTTGTTTAGTTTCATTTTTAAATTTCTATAAATTTTTGATTTATTTAAACGTTCATGTCTTGTTTCTTTACGATAACCTGCTGACATCATTAATACAGGTGGAGATTGCATATGTGTAAAACCATATTCATGCCATTTATTTAAATCTTTTGAAAAACATAAATTATATGACATATCAAGTCCATTAGATAACAAATAATTTGTTAGATTAGCTGCAAATATACCTACTTCAATACATACATGTGAAACTAAATGGTCAAACATTTCTGGTATCATTTCATCAGCAACATGATCTCCAATTTCTATCATATGTGTATAATAAGGATTTGCTTTTTTAACTAATCTTTGTGAAAAAACAAATAGATATGCTGATGATCTTACATGTTCATAATTAGGATTAGGATCTTTTCTTGCGTCAGCTGTAACATTTGAATAACCTTTTGCGTTATATTCTTTATCTGTTCTAATATGATTTTGATTACACATTTTCCATATGTATTCTTTGTATATTTTTTTATCAGGACCATACACGTCAACCATATATGCCATCATATTATTTTTAGATGGTTGAGTTTTCCACGCCTTGTATAATGCGTCTTCTACTAAATTCTTTTCTGGTATTTTGTCTTGTGAGTAATGTATTATGTGTTTTCTTTTTGATTCTAATAACTCAAAGTGATTAATCATATTTGTGCTCCTCAGGATTAAAGCCATCTTTGAATGTTTTATCTTCCTCAGGAGTTACGTTCTTATTTTTATTCTTTAACATTTTATGTAATTCTGCTGAAGACCCAACAAATAAAGCTTGTTTTATATTCGTACTTGTTTTATTAGGTACGTCTTTAAGTGTTTTAAGTTTACCTTGTAAGTCTTGTAGTTTGTCAACCGTATCAGCAACTTGTTTGATTAAGTTACCTGCAACCTCATATGCTCTTGGGTGTTGACTTTCATTTGCAATATCTAATATACCTTGTATGGCGTCTTGTCCTCGTTCAATAAGATTATAATAGTTTTCTCTACTATATTTGTAATCGTTATCAACGTCTTCTTTTTCTTTATCTTCCATCCTAGGAACAGGTGGAGTAAATTGTTTTTTGACTACAGCTTTAGTCGCTGGTTTCTCGTTAGAGATACCCAGGGCTTCGTTTATTTTCTCGTCTATGCTCATAATTATGCGTCACTATCTGTACTAGGATTATAATTTTTAGAATCCGTATAGGTACTTATAGTTGTAGTAAACCCGAAATCATCATCAGCGTCAGCCGTTGTTGGATTAGGTACGACAACAATTCTTTCTTCTCTTTTAGGACTTCCTGTAGTATCTGTATATATGTCAGTTTGTGTTTCTTTAATAACTTTACTAGAATATATAGGACCATATAGATATGTTTTTGCTGTAAAATTCATTGTGTAGTTTACTGCTCTTCTATTTGTAAATGATCCGTCATATGTATCCTGATAATCTACACTATTTAAAGTTATAGGTACATCTCTTTTTATACCCATAGATGGTATAGCATTTATTGTAACCGTATAGTCTGGTTGAAAGTATGGAAGTATTTGTTCTACAATACATAAACCATCTTCAGCAGTTGCTGTAAACGAATATAAATTAAATGATAAATTATATGGCACAGGATTATATTGATAGTATTGTTTACCTGCGTCTGAAGTATTTACATTTTTAAATTTACCAACTCTTTGTAATTTACGAGATGAGTCATAAGATAAACCAGAAATTTCAAAACCCATACGAGGTAATGAAATTGCCATTTCTCTTTGATCTAAATTAGGTTGTTGTTCTAATCTTGTTAAAAACTTTTCTTTAGGCGAATATGCAAGAGGTACTTTTAATCTTTGTATAGTACCACCATCACTATCTTGTCTAACAATGACAATGTTATTAAAGATTGTACCAAATGCTACAACAATCTTTCTTAATGACTCGTGGTAAAATTGTCTTCCAAACATTATGTTTCGTCAACCTCTCCGAAAGGGTTTCTTTCTGTAAAGTCTAATATGTCATCACCTGTACTAGCAGTATCAAACCCAGCGTCAGCATTGTACGTGGCGTTATCAGCGTAATCTCTAGTTTGTGTTGCAAGATTTATTGCTTCATGTGTTTCTGCCAATAAGAAGTTATGAGTTTTCAATGTTAAGTCTGAATCCTCTAATAAGATACCACCACCATCTTCTAAAGTTAATTGATGTTGTAATTGATCTATAGATAATCTATCTTCAGCAACATCAATTTCTGATCTGCCTGTATCAATTTTCTCACTAGAATATTCAAATCTAGTTGTTCTTAATTTATAGACAGGTAAGTTACCTAGTTGAAAGAATGGTTCCTGATCTTCTACGAATTGTATCTCAAAAAAACTATTCATCAAAGGTACATAAATTAAATCACCTTCGTTAGGTCTACCATCTACAATACTATTTGCTTTGTTATCAACTTGATTTTGCCATCTTCGTTTTGCAATTACAAATGTTGTATCTTCTCTAATTTCTAAACCAAATTTAGATACTAATTCTTGTTCACCAGCAAATCCTTCAGTAGTTTCCATGTACATTTCAATCATGTAAGATTGGTCAAATTTAGATAGAGTATCTTCTCCTAAAACTAAATCTTTATTGACTAATGTTCTTGGTAAGTAAAAATTATCTAGGCCGTATATCTTTAGACCTTCTATTATTAAATCTTCATGTAATCTTTTTTCTGATTGATTACCAATTCCATTGCCACCTTGAAAATAATGATTAACTGGCATGGCATTATCCTATCATGTATGTTACAGGCGTTTCGTATGTGCCCCTTATTTCTTCTTCTAATTTTCTTATGTCTTCTTGTGCTTCTGAAAATATTTGTTGACCGTTAAGTGTAACACCACCTAACATTGCAACACCATTAAATTTAGATAAGTTAGCACCCCATTGTCTTTTGATTAATGCTGTAGTGTATCTTTTTAAATAGATGTCATTATATACATCTGTCATAACCGTAGGATCTAATTTTCTAAAACACTCAATAACAAGATACTCGCCTACAGATATGTCATTTTTCCAATCCATATCTACGAATAATTTGTTATTGTATTGATTAAATCTAACAGGTTTTTCACCTACTAGTATGTGATCTAAAAAGTCTAAATGTCTTAATACCATATCATAGTGTATAATACTTGTAGATGAAAAATCATACAAGTCATTTAATCTTAACTGGTATCTAATATCAAATAAGTTTTGATTACCTCTATTTGATAATGGGAATATTCTTGTAACTGCTAGTACAGCTTCAGGTACAACGATAAAGTTGTTTGCTTCTTTCCATGCAGTTGTAACTGAATTTTTAGTAATACTTGAAGATGAATCACCTTCAGGTGATTTCATTCTATCTACATCTGCTTGAGTAACTTCGTATTTAAGGTATGTTCTCTCAACGCCATCATAGTGATATTGAGCAAAATATTGTAACGCTTCATCTATTCTATCTTCAGCCTGATCGTCATCTACATTTATTTCAATAACAGGCTTACCTAATGTTCTTAAAGCGTATTGTTTTAATTCTTCTCTTGTTGCTGGGTTGGCCATATTAATCCTTTATACTATTTATACGATTATTAGGCGTTGCCAAGACGCAATTGTGGTGTGTCTAAAAATCGTTTTAGATTAATTGATTATTAACTTGCAGAACCAACAATTGTTTTAACAGCAGATCCACTTGAGTCATTGATTACTAATGTTACAGCACTAGCAAAGTGTGATGATGTTAAACCAGAAATCGTATTGTTTCCAGCGACAATTGTTTTGTTTGTCAACGTTTTAGTATTATCAGTTGAGATAATATCTGAACCACCCAAAGTAGCAGTTGTTGCTTCTAGGTTTGCAACTAGTGTAGCAACAGCGTAACCAGTACCACTTGTGTTTACCGTAGTAGTTGGTGCAGCCTGATTGTCTTTGAATAGTTTAAATTTACCATCACCTGCATCCCTGAATAGACCAGCATATAAATCTTGCGATCCTGATGTGTCGTATAACCCATAGAATCCAATGTCAACAGCGTCTGAACTATTGTTTCCTGTTGCAAGGTTGATTAGTGGATCTTCTACTGCCAATGTAGCAGTATTAACCGTTGTAGTATTACCAGATACGGTTAAGTCACCAGAGATTGTTACGTTGTTAGGTAATCCGATAGTTACCGTTCCTGAACTTTCAGATACTTCAATCTCGTTATTAGTTCCAGAAAACGTCATTGTTCCGCCTAGAGCAACTGCTGTAGTATTAGAACCATCTGAAACCGTAATTGCAGAATTACTTAATGATGAATTACCAATGTTTGATAATGTGTTATCAGCACCTGATATTGTTTTGTTCGTTAAAGTTTTTGTTGTAGCAGCCAAGTAAGTATCAAATGTGTCAGTTGTAGTTTGACGCATTGTACCATTGTCGTTAGTAACGATACCATCGCCACCTGCAACGGCAGTTGTACCTGCTGTTGTATTACCATCTACTATATTTAATTCTGTAGCAGTTGATGTTACACCGTCTAATATATTTAATTCAGCAGCTGTTGATGTAATAGCAGTTCCATTAATTTGTAAAGAACCTGCATTTACTTCACCACTTGAACCATAAATTACTGCTTTACTATTTGTGATTGTGCCTGCAGCCGAACCGTCAACTAAATTTAATTCAGCAGTAGTTGAAGTCACACCATCTAAAATGTTTAATTCACTAGTACTTGATGTTACACCATCTAATATATTTAATTCTGTTGCTGTAGATGTTACACCATCTAAAATGTTTAACTCAGCAGTTGTTGAAGTAACGCCATCTAAAATGTTTAATTCAGCAGTTGTAGAAGTTACACCGTCCATGATATTTAATTCTTCTGGTGTAGCAGTTATTGTAGTTGCTGAAACAGCAGCGAGTACTGGTATAGTACCTGATACGTTTGGTAATTGTATTGTTCTATCTGCTGTAGGATCAACCGTTGTTAATGTAGTTTCGTGTGCGTCATCTGTTGCACCTTCAAATACAAAAGCATTTTGAATACTAACCGTTGTTGAATCTACGGTTGTAGTTGTTCCTGAAACCGTTAAGTTTCCTGAAATCGTTACGTTATCATCTAACGTAATTGTTCCACCAGCTGAGTCTATTGTAAGATTTCCTGAAGACGTATCTATTTCGCCTGCAGCTGTCTTACCTAATTGAATATTTCCTTGTAAGTTACCAACAGTAGCGGCACCACCTGCAGTAGAACCATCGTGTAGTAACACTTTGTTTAGAGTTGTATCTACCGTAATTTCGCCAGCTGCACCTGTATAGGCAGCATTCTCGGCTGTAGTACCTCTTCTTAATTGTAAAATTGTTGGCATTGTTAATCTCTCCCTTTTTGTAACAAACTAACTGTATTATTTATAATAATAAGTTATTTTACTCCCTATTTTTTTAATTATCATAATATTAATTAGAATTTGCAACGTAACCGAAATCTACTACTCCGACTTGTGCCTCAACGCTACCCATGTCTATTCGTCTAAACGTTTTGTGATTGCAATCTGTAGTAATAACATTAAGAGATACACCAAAAGCGTCTGTTGGGGAATCAGCAACTCCTGATTCATCCCCACCTAAAAATATAGTTTGTACTTTTGAAGCGTCAATTGACGTTTCTTTAAACTCGTCAAATCTTTGATCTACCGTATCTACGGCAGTTTGAGGTGTATTATTTCCTATATATGGCATATGTTATTCCTAATCTGATATTGCGTCAACAGCACTTACCCAAACATCACAAGAACTAGCAGTATTAGATACTACTTTTAATACGTCAGCACTTTGAATGACGTATTTTGCTCCTCCATCTATAATTTGTAAAGTACCACCAGTTTGAATAGGGGCATTTTTAATTAAATAATAGTCATTTGAACCATCATTTACATAAACATCTACTTTAATTTCACTTGACGTTGTATTTGCTAATGCAATACCTATAACGGTATCATAACTATTTGCAGTATGCAATGTTACTGCTGATGTACCAACGTTTCTTGCTATGTATCTTCTAAAGTTTTGTGCCATATCTATTCTCTCTTATTTATATATTTATAATGCAATTGCCATCGCAATAGCAAAACCTTTCGTTGCTTTATTGTCTATTTGCGTCTGAATAGCACTTGTTACGCCATTCAAATATCCAAATTCTGTACTATCTACTGATCCATCACCTACTAGATTTGCATTTAATCTGTTAGATGAGTCAATAGTAGCGTGTTTAGCGTCTAATTGTGTTTGAATTGCACTTGAAACGCCATCTAAATATCCTATTTCTGTAGATGTAACATCACTTACAGAAACATCTCCATTACTATCAGATACTAAAGCACGTGAAGCAGTTAAATCTGCCATTTTACTAAATGCAATTGCAGCTGATGATTTAATGTCAGCGTTAACTATATTAGTAATTGTGTTGTTATCTGAATCTATTGTCTTATTAGTTAATGTTTGAGAACCTGTTAACGTTGCAATAGAAGCCGTATCTGATAAATCAGTTGAAGCGATTGTAATATTCGCTGTACCATCAAATGATTGCCCAGCAATCGTTCTAGCAGTTTCTAATGCAGTTGCTGTAGCAGCGTTACCTGTAGTTGATCCAGAAGTACCTGATACGTTACCTGTTACATTACCAGTTACATTTCCTTCTAGGTTTGCAACTAATGTACCAGTTGTAATTGTTAAATTTCCTGTACTTGCACCTGTGAATGAACCAGTTCCTACTTTGAACTTATCATCGCTTTCATCAAATCCGATAAATGCGTTATCAGCACTACCTCTTTCAATAACGATACCAGAGTCATTACCAGGAGCGCCTGAAGAACCATTTCCTAATTCTAATAGTGTATCTGAAACAACCGTATTAGTTGTAGATACGGTAGTTGTTGTACCATTTACCGTTAAGTCACCTGTGATTGTAGCGTCACCTGCAACTGATAAATTTGTACCATTTAATAATTGAAAACTATCTGATCTTAATCTAGCAGTAATTGTTTGTGTACCTGCTTTGATGTTTGCAAATTCTATTAGACCATCTTCACTACCATCTGAAGCGTCTTGTATTTTACCTGTGATTTTAGCATAAGTAATTTCTTGGTCAGCGTCATTCTCACCTGTAAATTTAACACGGCCCATATAGTCTGCGTCAGCAATACTACTACTATTTCTTTTTAAGTTAATAGTAGGACCAGCAGTTGAACTATCTTCAGTTGTAGTTATGTTTAATACATCACCTGTACTTGTTGATGTTAATGATAAAGTACCTGCGATTGAAGCGTTACCTGTACCAGAGAAAGCATTAATAGTTGGACTAGTTAATGTCTTATTAGTTAAAGTTTGTGTTGCGTCATTTAAAGTAATATTTGACGTGTTAGATAAATCTGTTGAAGCAATAGTTATGTTTGCTGAACCATCAAAACTTTGACCTGCAATTGTTCTAGCAGTTGCAAGTGTTGTTGCTGTGTCAGCATTACCTGTAACATCACCAGTAAGATCACCAGTAAATGCAGTTGCAACAGCAGTACCTGTTACGGTGACACCTGTTGATGTTGTTTCAAATTTTGTATTATCGTTATGTCTTAATACAACAGCACCGTCAGCCGCAAAAGTGGCCATAGTTTCGCCTGTGTATTTACCAAGTCTTAGGAAGTTTGATCTAATGTATAAATCACCAGTTCCAGAGTCGTCAATATAACTATTACTACCATCGTGGTATATTCTTAAATCACCACTTGCACCAAGCTCAATTTTACCACTATCACCAATTTTTATATCTTTATTAAATATGGCAGTACCAGCGTCTGACATATCAAATTGTACAGCAGTTACGGTTGAACCACCATCATTACCTTGAAGGAATAAATCTTCATCAGATACTAAAGTACGGAATGTAACTCCAGTACCACTTGTATTTACATATCTAGCAAATTCTGTACCACCGTCTTTTAAATTTATAACACCACCATCAGTATCTAGTATAATATCGTTAGAAGCGTCTATTGTAAAGTTACCTGTTCTAGTAATTGTGTCTATTGCAGGACTAGTTAATGTTTTGTTTGTTAAAGTCTGTGTAGCAGTATTTAAAGTAATCGCACTAGTATTTGATAAGTCTGTAGAAGCAATCGTTATGTTTGCACTACCATCAAATGATTGACCAGCGATTGTTCTAGCAGTTTCTAATGCAGTAGCAGTAGCTGCGTTACCTGAAGTGTCCTGATTACCAGATGAGTTTACACCAGGTAAATCAATATTTGCACTACCATCAAATGATACGCCACCAATATTTCTTGCAGTTGCAAGAGCAGTTGCTGTAGAAGCGTTACCTGTAACAGCACCTTCTAAATTTGCGACTAAAGTACCTGTAGTAATTGTTAAATTACCAGTTGAAGCACCAGTAAATGATCCTGTACCTACTATGAACTTATCAGCACTT